CAACAACAACAACAACAACAACAACAACAACAACAACAACAACAACAACAACAACAACAACAACAACAACAACAAAACCGTGTGCGAATGCGGAGTATGTTTCGAACGCCAACCGTCTCAACCATTACCGCCTATGGTGGAGGGAAGGCGGCAAATGCCGTACCCACTGACAGAGGAGCAAGTTGCACGTGCAAGAGAAGTACAAGGGTTTCGAGAGGGATACATGGAAGTCGACAAAGCCCTTCGCTGGATGATCAAGCACAACCTTCAAAACCCAACCCATCCAAAGACATATGCTGACGTCGCCAGAAAATTGAAGGGTCAATACACCGTAGAGCAGATAAAAGCCCGGAATGACTTTTTGAAGGAAGTGGTCGTGGAAGGGTTTGGTGTGAAAATGAAGAAGTGGGATTTACACTCCACGATCGGGTTGAATTGGTTGAACGACGAGGTCATCAATTTTTACCGCGAACTGCTCCTAGAGCGGGAAAATGCATCGCCGCAGAACATTTACATCCACAATACGTTTTTCATGACCAAGTTGTTGCAGGGCGGGTACAACTACAAAAACGTAAGAAGATGGTTGAAGAGGAAAAACGTGGACTTGTTTTCGCTGCGTTTGCTACTGATCCCGATGAATTTGAACGGGGGACACTGGACACTAGCCACAATCGATGTCCCTAACGGCACGATCACGTACTACGATAGCATGGGTGGATCTGAAGACGACGTGTTGGAAAGCCTAAAACGGTACGTGGCCGACGAGCACTTAGCACGTAAGAAAAGACCCCTGCCAAAAGAATACAAGATTCGGATCGTCAATACCGGGCGAAATGTACCGCAGCAGAACAACTGCTCCGATTGCGGCGTCTTCATGTGCCAGTTCATGAATTATTTGGCGACCAACGATGCTTTCAACTTCGGGCAGAGAGACATGCCGCACTTGCGGCTGAAGATGGTGTTAGAAATCTTGAACAAGCGCCTGTTTGACTTCCCAGATGCGGCATTGACCGGCGGCCGCGGGGACAAGCACAAGTCGAAAAAGCAACTGGAAGAGAAAAAAAAGCGTAAGCAACTAGAAGACGAAAAATCGGGAGAGAAAGCGCTTGAAGTGAAAAAACCCGAAGAGAAAAAAAAGCGCGACGAAAAATCCGAGAAAAAACCCGCGCTTCTTGAAGAGACCGAAGAGAAAAAACCCAAAGCCCAATACGTATGGCCGATGCAGCAAATCGATGGAAAATTGGACGATGCAACCGACAGTGATGCGGCCGATTACCTGTTGCACGACGTGCGGGGAAACGGCAACTGCTTCCACTACGCCTTTCTACGAGCATCCAAAGCAAAGAACATTGAACCTGGAAAAAGCAAGTTGCCGGAGGGATTCGATCCGACCAAAAAAGACCTGTTGAAAAGTGGGAAGATCAAGCCGCACGATACATCCATGCGGGCGTTGAAGAAGGATTTCAAAAAGTTGTTTGAAAACGAAAAGGTAATACAATGCAAGGCTTTTCAAGACATGATCCCTGTAGTGGACATCAACCGCAAACAATTCGAGCGCAACTTGACCAAAAACAAAGAGCAAATCGAGTACACACCGGGACTGCACGATGCACTGTTCAAATGCTTGTACAACGTCAAACTGCGCGTGTACTACGAAAGTGTCGGATGGGTGGGTTCCTTTGCGGACGCCAACCCGCACGCCGCAGACGTGATCAACCTGTTTTACGAGCCGGAAACGAAGGAAACGTCCGGGCATTACATGTGGTTGGAGCCACTACAAGGTAAATTGAGCGGAGGCGTCAAAGACGTGCGATTAAAGAACTTAGGGTTCGATGCTGCCTGGTTTGGTTCGATCGCTTCCACTACGCTGGCAAACCATCGGAAACGGCTGGAAGTGCTGGCAACTGCCATGCCGGACGCCGATTTGGTAAAGGACATCGATCGAATCGTGGCCTTCGTGGAGAAACGGTACCAAGCACCATTCAATGTTTATTCAACTTTGCGCAAAGTGTTGCGACAACTGGCGCCACATTCTAGCGCGTACGAGTTGATTAGAAGCAAGCCGACGGGGTACACCAAGAAACAGCCGAAATTGTTGCAGCGGAAGAAAAATGCGAACGAGAAGAAGTTGTGGATGGAATGGCCGACCATCGACCGCTCCACGGCTAAGTTGTACAAGAAAGTAAAAGAAGGAAACGGAACCGACGAGGATTTGGAGGATTTGTTGCGGCTGGGCTTGTACGTGTACAACGATCCGAGGCGGAACGACTACCACAACATGAAAATGGGACGGGGAAGCGACAAAAGCATCAACTATTGCGATTTGAAACGGAGAATGTTCGTCTTCCACGAGTACAAGACGGCGAAGTTTTACAACACCCAAGAAATACCAATTTCCGACCGGCTGGTCAAGATTATCCGATGGCACCAGGCTAGATTTAAATACGAATATTTAATGGCTCGTACGGCGTTGACGACGAGCCAGTTCACCGACCGGATGAAGGCGACGACCAAGCGGCGGTTGGGGAAGGAAATAGGGAGCCGGATGCTGCGGAAAATATTCCTCACGTTCAAGTTGGAAGACCCTATAAAAAAAATGATGGTGCGAGCGAGAAAAATGGGCCACAATTTTTCGGAGTCGCTACAGTATATTCGGGTATAGAGTAATAGTATTATTTTCCTTATATTTTTTTATGGTAAAACAGATGAAGCAACATGCTGGGTTCCACCTCCTCGCTCTCGCACAACTCTATCTTTTCCCGGCACGCACTGTATTTCAACGCCTCTTTCCAATCCTTCGCCTCGAAATGGCTGTCCTCGTCGTTCGCCGGCCACATGCTCAGCACCACACACACAATAGACACCTCTTTGAAACCAAGTATACTGTTTGCAATGCTCTGAGACAAGGCGGTGGGATACATGCCGCCGTCGTATACAAAATGCACCGTCGGTTTGGCAGGATCCAACCAACGATGCAACTCCTTGACGTTCTCCTCGACGCTGTCGCACAGGTCACGGATGACGGTGCGCTCTTGCTGCACCTTCACAAACGAGGCTTCGCGCTCGAACCCAAGGACCGTCTCGTAATCGCGTAAGGCTTGGGTCAGCATGCTGCCGTTCCCGCTTCCCCAATCCACGAATTGGGTATTATTGACCTGCTTCTTCTTTTTCGCGAGGAACTGGCGGATACATGCAAAGATGGGTTCTCGATCGAAAATGGTCCTGGCTTTCCATTGAAATTCTTCCGGGTACAGTTGGCGGTACCGCGCTGGCAAGTACCGTTTTTTCCAGAACGGCTCCGCGGTATGCTTCATCCAGAGGTAAAAGTCTTCGTTGAACGGGATCTTGCTCACTTCCTGGAAGGCATTGTGTTTTTCCTCCATTCCAAACTTGTACCGATCCGGATTTTTCGGCGCCCACACCCCAAAATAACAATACATACCCTCCCTATGGGTGCGCATGTCGGCCTCCGTGCAGCAATGGAGCGCATTCGTGTCGCAGTCGATGTACGTGCCGCACAATTTGCAATGCCCAGACATCGTCTTCGGATACAACAGTTGCTGTTCCTGCAACAGCCCCATCCCCCATTGTATTTGGCAGTAATAGTACAAGGTGATTGGGTACCACTGGCCGTCCGCCACCTGGATCGGCCCGTACATGTTGGTGCTGTGCCGAAATTTCGGCTCGCGGTTCGGGTACCTCCCCTTGTATGGCCATGGACACTTCCATTCACAGAGATGCTTCCCGACGCTGCCATCTTTGAACCGCTCTTCGATCACGCCGTCCGGTGACATGGCCCTCCACGACTCGTCCGTAGCGATGCATAACCCGTAATGCTCCATGGCAAACGACTCCACCTGGTCGTCGCAGTGCGTGAATACGAATTGTTCCTCGCAATCGTCTTCCCGGTCGTTGCCCCATTTCGTGTACTCGTTGCCTCGGAATGTCGAGGTCAACAATTTCCGGAGCAGCGCGGATTCGAAATTGCTGGTTTTGTTCCATTCCATCAGCGCTTGGATGTCAGGCCACGACATTCGTTTCTCGTACACGGACCTCCCCGTCTTTTTCTTGAACGCCTTAATGTTGTCGTATCCCATGCCCACGACATCGCTGACTTTGGAACCGGTTACCCGCCCCTCCCTCGCCTTCAACCAGTCAGGATTGGCTTCCCCACTTTGCAAATGTTGCTCCAAATTTCGAATGGAGACATGGTCGTCGTACTCGATCGTTTTCAACGGGTCCATGTATTCTTCCCATGAGATGCGTTGTATTGATTCATGGGTGCTTGGTTCTTGTTGCACCGTTTCAAACCCACTGAACGGCAACGCTGCCATATTTAAAAAAAATAAATAGTATATTTTACTTTGATATATATATATGTATTTTATATATACTTTGTTTATGTTTTGAATTGAAAGGTATTGGAAATACCGGTATACCGGTAAGGTATTTTTGATGTTATCGACAATCCCCGTCACGGCGTTCTAAATTAGTTGGGGCCATAAAAAGTAACATTTTATTTATTTTTGGGTTTTTATTAGAGTAGGAGAACTATTTTATTCATTTTTGGGTTTTTTATTAGTAGAAAAAAAATGTAAATGGGGGAGAGCGAAGACCAGCATTTTGTGTTGACGGCAATCTATATTTTGGTGTCGATTTGTTTGCTTTTGTACGCCGTCATAATCATTGGTGGTTTGTGCATCCGGTTGTTGGACATTTGTTTGTTTGTCACTGCCCGTAGTTGCCAAAACATACAGCAAAACATCCGACATTGGCGGCTACGATTTCCAGTGCATCCCGTCATCGTGATCGACTCCGTACCGGAAGCAACCGTGACGGTGCGCATCACTCCGTGCATCGGTACCGTTCGTTCCATCCAAGATGCGGTCGTGGTTCGTTTAGACGACGAGTAATATTGTGAGACGGTCCATTCAAAATGAGTCTGTTGATGCCGGATTTGGATATCCAGCGCCACTGGAAAAATCACCAGGTGGTGACCGACGACATGGTGGCCGAATTGAAGTCCAATCTTTGCCTGAGTGACGATTGGGGGCTACAAATCTTATCGCCGTTGCAGCACCAGCGCATGTTTGGCTATCCGATCCCGAACGGAAAAGTTGCCTGGTTAAAAATTGATTTGCGACTGCCGCGAATGGACGGCTTTTTCAAAGAGTACGTGAAATCGAATACGGTCTACTCCTTGCCGAACGGAGCCGTATAATACCGGTTTACCGCTTTTTTTTTAAATATATACTTCATCGCTGGTTCAGGGTCTTAATATTGTAATTATAAATAGTTTATATTATTATTATATATAGATATAAAATTAATTAAAAATAAATCATGAATGAAATTTTATTTGTTGGTAAGCCATATGCACGATGTGTTTACGAGTTTTTGAAGAGCAATGTCATGTATGATGTTGTCAATCCGATCAACGATCCTAAGTCCATCTATTATTGGTTGCTAGTATGCAATTTCAAAGATAGCAACGAGGAATTGTTTTTAATGGCGATGCAGAATTTGAAAGAATTGCGCATGTTTCGACGTGCTATATTGAGAAAAGAACAAATATATGTAGGCCCTACAATATTAAATAAACATCATGGGGATGGCGTGTTGGCGTGGGACAAGAATGTGTATGCGGGACCATTTCAATGGGGTAAAAAACATGGACATGCCAACCAAATACAGAGAAAAGAAAACGATGGAAGCATATTCATAAGTACATTCGTCGGCGAATTCAACGATGACAAAATCGATACGGGTACCTCCATCATCAAGAGAAACAATATTGTCATCTCGATCTATACTGGCACATGGCAAAATAACCAGCGCAACAAAGGGAATTATAAGTTCAGTTATAATAATAATAAATGGGGTACATTTGACGGTACTTTTGAAAATAATAAATTCAAGCACGGCAAATTGAAGTATTCCGAGCACACACATTATATCGGTGACTTTAGGGGTAAAAAACGCCATGGACAGGGCATCTTTTGTAATCATGGAGAAAAATACGAAGGAGAATGGCGAAACGATTCACGCCATGGGAAGGGTATGCAAACATACGACAACGGCAGTCAATACGACGGATTTTGGAAAAAGAACAAACAACATGGAGAAGGGATTGAAACGAGACCTTTACAAGTGTATTCTGGCGAGTTCCAAAATGGAACGTACCATGGAAGGGGTACCATGAAATACAAAGATACCGAGTCGGTATACGTGGGTCAGTGGAAACACGGCGTGAAATGTGGTATGGGTACATATACGTGGTCCAACGGGGATTATTATACCGGGAGATTCAAATATGGGGCATCGCATGGAAAAGGCGTGTTTGTTGCACAGGAAACGGAGATGAAAAAGGTTCAAAGTTCGAAAACTCGTTTCCTCGTCGAAGCAGGCTCATACGAAGGCAAATGGGAAAGGGCACCACCCCCTTCCAAACAATGGAACAAAATTGGAATCTTCACGTGCACATACTTTGACACAGGGAACAAATACGTAGGTACCCTCCGTCCTGGCACACTCAAATACACCCGATCCGGGAGGGGGGTCATGACCTATGCCGACGGAACGTCATATGACGGCCACTGGCAAAACAATAAACGTTGTGGAGTCGGAACGATGACGTATGCGGACGGAAGAGTGTATGATGGTGATTGGTGGAACGATTTGCGACATGGACATGGTAAAATGCGACGAACCGATGGATCCATTGTCTATGAAGGACCATGGAAGAACAATTTGAAACAAAGTAGGTTGAAACGAACACGCGATGGGTCATGGAAACGAGCGTAAGTCCGAACAAATACCGGTTTACCGCTTTAAAACAAAGGATTATCAATTACAATATATATAAAAATATATATGTATTTAATATTATAGTTTGTGTTTTTGTACTATTTTTTTTTTTATAATAATGCCTTACAATGCTAGTTTAAAACGATCTTCTGCCATGAAGCAGACTATGAATAATTTTATTGCTCATTTGCCGCTTGTAACGACAAGCAGCAAAGCCGTTGTCATAGATGCCGAAACATTGCAATCCTCGAAAGCATTGGTGGCTCGTGGATTGGATCCCGCCAATATCGTTGTCATCAACGATGAGGAGCATGTGATTGAGTTGGCAAAAGATGCGGGGCACTCCAAATCGATGGTTGGAATTTCGACGGACGTGTTGCGGAAACTGCATTCCAGATACGATTGTATATACTTGGATTTTTGCGGCACACCGGAGCGAAGTCAAACAACTGGTTGGGATCCAGAAAAGGACATATTGATGGCCGCGGATAAATTGAACGATTCCGGTGTCCTCATCGTCACCTTCACGACCGGTCATATTCGACATGGGGTGCGCAAAGCCCTGTTGATAAGACCGGATACGTTGACGAAGGCACATCAAGTGCAATATTCGGAAACCTCCCCGATGATCAGCATCATACTGGCAAAAACGCGCTCTTGTCAATATTTGCAAACGTTGGAACGTCTTTATCTGGAAATGGAGCAACAGGTGCAAAAGGTGCAACCGAATAGTAAACGCAAACGAAAACGCCAACACGAAACGGAACGTGTACGGGTCACATGGAAGACAGACGACCGCGACGATTACAAGGAGTGGATTGGTAAAGAGTTCTACGGAACCGTATTAAAAAAGGTGAAAAAAGGTTATAACATTAAATACGACGATGGACAAATTGTTGATAATATCCCTTGTCACTGGATCACACGGGTGTAGCGGTATACCGCGTTTTAATTTTTTTAATAAATAAAATACATATACAATTAAATAAATATACATATATTGAAAAAAACACTACATCAGTTATTAATAATAATGTCAAAACGCAAATTGCAAGCACTGTACGACCAACACCGTCAGTTGGAACGCGAAAAACAAAACGCGGAGGATGAATTGAACGAGTTGAAGGACCAAATCAAGGAGATGGAGCCGAAATTGACCGACTTGCAGGACCAAATGAAGGAGATGGAGATCGATTTGGTACAGCAAAAAAAAATAACATTCAAAGAAGTAACGTTTGAGGAATGGTTGGAGGACTCGAAAGAGGAGGAGTTTTGGATATACACCACCGATGCCTTTCGCCAAATGGGAATTTGGAAGGGTTTGGATGACTTATCCGAAGACGATAGAGGGCATTTTGACGAATACCAAAGGGATTATTTCTATTACGGGGGTCCGAATTATGTGGATGCGAATCACCCGAGAGCCGAATGCACCGAGTGTGAATTGGCATTCGAGGGAGATTGCAGTCTGACATCTCTCCGGCGTTGCGACATTTAAAAAAAATATATTAACTTGTCGTAATTTATTCTAAGTCCGACTCTTCTTCCGACTCTTCGTCCATTGAAAAATCTCCTACTTCCGGCTGGTACTCGTCGTCCGACTCTTGCTGCACCATCACACTCTCGTCGTCCGGCAAGACATCCCTGCCATTATCCGACATCAGGCGATGATAATCTGGATCCTGGTACCTTTCCACGGCACGGCGATTGCGCCGGCTGCGGCGCCTTCCTCCCTCTTGCGAAGCGCGGTAGATGGCCAATTCTTCCTCCGTCAAATCGCGCTCACCGACTTCCCCTTGATCATCATCTGCAGATTCTGCCTGCTCCGGTGTATCTTCGCGATCAGGGGTCACGAACCCATCCTCGTAATCGTACTCGTTCGGCCCCTCCTCCTCCATGTAAGTGTCGCTATCGGAACTAGACATTGTGTGCGGTTGCAATGGTGTGTGTATTGTACGTGTAACCCCGCTGGTTTTTGTTGTAGGGTTTTATTAATAATTGATTCGATTCGAACGCGGTAGTTTCCCTATCGTTTTTTTTTCAACGCACCCAAAAAAAAACAACATGAGCGAGCAGAAGCCACAGCGATTGACCAACGACCGGTTAAAAGAGTTGGCCAAAGATCCGCAAGTGACCGTCTACGAATACCAACATGACCAGGTGGAGGCGTTGCCGATGGAGCAAGTGCAAGACTATGCCAGAAAAATCTATCTGTGGCGGTGCCAGTACCAACGCGACCACAAACCGTACGACGAAAGCAAAGCCAGAGAAGCCCTCGTGGAGCAGGCGAACCAAGAGAGCGAAACGATGCATCGGTTCTGCACGTACACCCACAAGCCGATTTTCGATCACTTGACCCGGTTGAAGGCGGGGATCAAAGAATTCAGGAACGTGCTGGAGATGATCGACGTGAAACGCCGAATTTTGGAAGGAGGGAGTGAAGAGCAACTGCTCGGGGCATTCAAGGCTAAAGTGTTGGAACAGTATTCCCAACCGTCGTCGTCTTCAAAGGACTCGAAGAAGGGCCGGAAATGATTCGGGTGGCGGTACTTTTGCCAGTGCATTTGATGTAATGTCCGATTTTTTTTTTGGCAGGTTTACATAGAAAGGCTTTTCCGCCTTTCACTTGTTTTAGCAATTTTCATTTGATCCAGTAAGATTAGTTGGGGTCAAGACATAGAGCATACTCAAGGCCAGAAGTACAAGAATTAGAATTATTTTGGTTTTGGACATGGTGGGTGTTTTTTTTATATACTCCAGAGAGAAAAAATTGCCAAGTTGGAGGTAGGTGTTTTTTTTTTCTCTTGATAAAATCAAATATAAGACAACCATGCCGAAGAAACCCAAATGCGCCCATTGCAAGAAAAAATTGAGTTTGGTGGAGCAAACCATCGTGTGCAAATGCAACAAAAGTTTCTGCTCCAAGCACCGGCTGTTCACCGCACACCAATGCATCGTAGAGACCAAAACGACGCTGCCCGAAGCAGCCACCTTTAAGAAAATTATAAAAATATAAAATTTTAATCAACAACCCTCCTCCTCTGTAGAAACCCCACTCCTTGTCAAATTAGTTGGGGACAAGACATAGAGCAAACTCAATGCCACAAGTACAAGAATTATTTTGGAGGACATGGTGTGTTTGGTGTGTTTGGAATACTGTTTGTTGGAAATTATAAAAATATAATAATATACTTGTTAAATTTTACTGTTTGTTGGACACGTATTGTTGAATGTACGCCAACTCGCGCTGCTGGATGTCGGCCTGTTGCTTCCTACCGAAATTATTCAAGCGATCCTCGATCATCTTGCTCAACTTGTGCTTGCTGATGGCCCACTCCACGGTCAAGGTGCAATCCGTACCTTGAGGCCCTTGAACATACCTCGCCTCCGTGATCATGTACGGGTATGCCTTCGTTTGGTAATTCTCCCCGTACGTCTTCACCACCAGCGTGTTTCCGCTCACTACCATGTCTTCCCGCATGACGATCTGCTGCCCGACGAACGGCACCAGCAACAGGTGGGTCTGGTATTGCATTTCGTGGACGATGTGATCACTCGCATGCTTTCGTTTGATGTACGTGACTCGCGGCTCGGCTTGTTCGTGCCGGAGTAGCAGCAGGCCGTTGAGGATATCTTCGATGGTATATGGCAAACGGGAGCAGATCTCAAGTTTCATTTTATTCAAGGGAAGAATTTTTTTTCCCTTCAATTGAACCCGATCGCCGCTGCCACAAAAACGCAAACATCTGCTTCAAGCCTTCTCGATTGGCTTCCACTTGCAAATCTCCCCGAGCCATCATCGCGCTATAGTAGGTCTCGCCTTTTTTCAATCGGATCAGCGGGTCCACGTCCTCCTTTGTCAATAAATTCAACTCGTACGTTTCCGACGAAAGCAACGCCAAATGGGTCATGACTAATTTGCGACATCGCGCTTTATCTAACGGCCTTGCAAATTTATAAATCAAATTGAAGAATCCAACATCAACATCTGGCACTTGCATCACCTTGCACACGTTGTGAAACCACGGAACTTCGACTTTTTGCAGGATGTGGGCGCGCTCCATCCACAATGCAAAATCCGTCTGCTTCCCCGCCTTCAAATACTTCAGGTGTTCCCTCTTGCAATGGTCGTAGAAGTGGGAGTTCACGCCGTACAAATCCATGCACGCGATTTTGTCCTCGTAATCGTCGTTTCCTTTTGCTTTTTGAAACAGCCACGCCAACTGTTCGTGTATCGGTTTGTCGTACAACCATGCGTGCCCTAGCAACGTATTTTCCTGCAATTCTCGAAACGATTGGTAGAGCAGGGTAATGTCGTCAATGTCTTCCAAGTTCGAAAATTCGTTCCATTGTTTCAATTTGTCACGGGAATCCAACAATGCTTCGCAGGTACTGACTCGTATTTGCATCATTGGCCCTTCGGCATCGGGAAACGCGTTTTGCAATTCGGTGCGTATAGATTCCATATCGTTTATTATTTTTTATTATATAATTACGACATATATAATATGTAAATATAATATATATATATAACTTATATTTATATTTTAAAAAATCCCGGTATACCGGTGTTGTGGTTTGTTGTAAGTGTGTTTGCAACGACTAAAAAACATTTTTTTTTCACGAGACCCCAAA